ATGTAGTAGCGTATTTTGTAAGGTTGTAATCTCTTTCTAAGTCTTTTGAGGAACAATTGAAAGTGTTCATGGTGTAGCGATCCATCGCTTGGGAGATTGTCATCATTATATGTGAGGGTTATGAAAGAGTTTTTTTCATGCATTTGCGCTTCATGAGTGCAACGCATGGTCCATTGACGTGCGTGTTCCATACGGCAGCTATCGCATTGACCGCATGGTATTTGTATTTGACGATGACTATCGTCCTCGTCAGGTTTAAATGACAAAACCCGGCTGGGTTTGTCATTAGCATGAAAAGTTTGATAACCGCTTAAATAAGCGGTTATAGGAGAAGTACAGGGCATGTGAGGTGCCTAGAGGTTTTTAGAGCCTCCAGCCTCCACGTTGTGGGGCTGATCTCATATTTGGGGACTTTGTCCGTTTTGAGTGATGTCTAAAAGTCTTAGCAGACTTTTTTTTGCTTACGCCTTTGCGATGCATGTACATATTTTCTCCTTTTGTGGTTGTTTGGTGTCACCTAGCACAGTAATATCAAGTATGATTACTGTGCGGCGGGCTCATCGCCCGCTTTTTCCGAGGAACTCTCCAAGATTGGAGCACTCGCCTCGGTTTTATTGACGAGACCCAATTTTTGGGCCTCGTCTTTGTTTTCAGAGTTGCTCAAGAATTGAATCAACTCAGATGGGTCGTTATTAAAACGAGCCCGTAATGTAGCCGGCAGAGTCATAAATTCATCCTCTGCGGCGATAACGGCGTTCAAGGCACCATGGTAGTCACTAATGCCTGTAAAGTCGCCGTATTGAGGCGTTAAAGCCTTTTTAGGTAATTGACCTGTAATATTGAATTGACGAAGAATATTATTAATATCCGTTTCGTCTTTGAAATGCTGCTGAGTCCGGGTAGCGTCCTCACAACGCAGCCCAGACTCATTAGACGCAGCAAGAGTGTCGTAATTATATGGATTACGAATAAATGGTGATTTCATTTGAGTCCCTTTAGTAGTGAATCGACCCCATAGGCCGTTGTTGTTAATCCTGATCCAAGATCAAGTCCTTTTCCTTGGCGTGCAGCTGCCAAAGCTTTTCCAAGGACTTTGTCTTTATATAGCTCTGCTATACGTGATTGTTCGGGAATTTGTAATTCACCGAGTTGTTTTTGAAGTTTAATAAAGTCAATTTGAGCAGAAAGTTTGTCAAATTCCTTTTTGATATTGGGATTAAGATCCCTTTTATTCATGGTCTCCGCCATGATGTTGTCCGATTCTGTATCGGTTTTGTTTATTTGCGCTTTAAGAAGCGAATTTTGTTCTAAAACGTTTGCATAAGAAGCAGCTTGGGCTGCAGATGAAGCAGCACCAGCAGCAACGTTTTCTTGTCTATGAGATCCCGCAGCACTAGCGGCTGCTCCTGATGGTGTACCGGCTCCGCCTTGTGTATAAGCTAGCATAGGATTTAAACCAGCTTTTTTAAGATCTTCAACTGCAGTTTGATATTGAGTAGCTCGCATACGCTCTTGAAAGTCCATTTGGGCTTTCGATTGTGCAGCGTTAAACGCATTACCTTGTTGAAATAATGCTTGATTGGCGTTATTGCTCATCATTCCGCCTGCGAGAGAACCCGCAGCGGATATAGCAGTTGGAGCAAGCGCCATCAAGGAAGCGCCTCCAGTAGCAGGGGCGGCAGCGGCTGCGGCGATTGGGGCTAAATCCCCAATTAAATCGCCGATTCCGCTAAAGTCTAGACCGAATCCCATTAGAAATGATCGATTAAACCAGGTACAGAGTACATTGGCAATGGTCGGGCTTTCTTTACATCAAAGAAAGAGTCAAAGATAAATTGTTTGCCGTTAGCAGCAGAACCGACAGCAACCACTCGCTCAACTGGTGGAGTATCTGCAATAAATGTGTCATTTAAAGTAGGAAGAGTAGTGAACTTTTGGGCAAGATGCCATGCGTCAATAGTACCTGAAGCAGTACTACGGAACAGGCCGCTAATACGGCTAGGATAGTAACGATACTCAGCCCAACGTTCTTGATAACCAAATACATCATCATCAGTCGTATTGCCAGTAACATAAATTTCCTTGTTTAGTACGGCTTGTTCGCCGAGCATTGCAAATGCAGGGAAGTAGAAGTCATATCGTGTCTCACGACTCCACATGCGTGATAAACCTTGTTGATAAGTAAGATCAGCGCGAATTGATACAAGTCCAATAATTACGCCATGCTCAACAAATGATTGAGTAAAGCCATGATTATGAGCGAGAGCAGTACCCATAGAAGCAAGTGTACCGAGAGGAGTATTGGTTCCACTAGCGGCTGAAGCCGATGTTTGAGCGATTGGGTTGATGTTAATCGGTGTTGAACCGCCTCCAAGGTATTCAGGCCTTTGGAGTCGTGCGTCAGGTGAAATGACACCGAAGTGAGATCTAATAATTTCTGTATAGCGCGTTCCACCACGTGCGTCCCTTTCGAGTAATTTTTGAATCTGAAATGATTGGCGTAATTGGTTAATTGTTGCTGCGGTAGCAGCTGACAAATCAGCGAATAAATGTGATCCCCAATTGTATTGAGATCCATCAGCAGTCGGATTTGTATTAGATAAAGGAATTGCATAGCCCGGATTGAGTGAAGTATTGTATTGATCACTGACAATCGGAGCAGATGTGCCTAAAGGTAATTGAACAGAATCACCTTTTTGAGGCCATGGTAAAGCAGATGTAAAATAGTCTTTGCGCTTGCCTCTTCGTAATAATTCGTAGTTGGCAGCAGCAGTTGTATCAGTTACATCGCCTTTGTATACAAGTACGGAATCTTGTAAGTTTTCGTCGCGGAACCACTGGTTCCACACGAGTGAATATGCCCTTGTGAAGAAAGCACAATGGTCAATAGTTTTTGTTGGGTCCATTTGCCCAACAGTAGGCAAGCCCATATAGTCTTGCAGTGATCCGATGGCGTAACCGCCCTCGGGTGAAGTTTGTTGAGGAATAACATAGTCGATTGAATCGTCTGGGTTATCTTGTTGACCCATAAATTTTTCCCAGTTATCCCAGACTAATCGATTAGGAATAAAGAAGAAGAATGAATCCATAACCATGTTGTCCATGATTGGATATAAGGGTGTAGATAGACGGGCAAATGCCGTCATCTTTAAGTTAAATGTGTCTCCGGGTAATACCTCGTCGACGTATACGGGAACTAGGTAACCAGCATCGAATGTGGTTTTGTGTGCCGATTGGCAATCAAATTTAGAGCGGGGAATGTCCGCCTTTGGAATCATAGTGAACTGATGTACGTTTACTGATTTATTGCGGTGCATTTTTGCTCCTAAGTTGTTGCGGGAGAAAAGTACCTTTTCTCTCCGCTTTGGTTTTTACTTGGTAATTTTTACCTGTTTCCCTAAGGATAGTAGTTTTGGTTGTTCGTGTAAAGCGAACATACCAGAGTTATCATCAAAAGATCCGAATTCATATAAGTCGAAATCATCGGAATGATGATATAGCTGATTGTCATCAGCTTGTCGGTTTATCTCATCAGAGAAAGACCGAATGGCGACACCAACAGAAGGCACGAACATTGGTCGTGCATATGCGTCCGCTGCGCGGTCTTTTACAGAACAGAGTACTAGAATCATGAGGATTTCCTTAAGTGAGGGTACGTTTAAGTTTTTTTAATCTGGCTTTTACTACCTTTGCTTTTACAGCTAATCGTTCAGGTGTATTGTCCAGATGTTTTAGTTTAGCAGTTTTTTCTCGTTCATATTGTATTTCGTCAAACTCGTAAGGGTTTTCCTTATTGTATTGTTTGTCGTAAAACTTAGGCGGTTTTACTTGTTTTTCATTAAAGACAACGTAATCATGTGGATATACGTCGTTTTGGTATTTTTTGAGCCATGACGTTCCGATTCCGGGCTTCAGGCTCATTTTTGAATATTCAGGTTTTCTTTGGATTATTTCTCCAGTGGTAAAATCGACGTCTTGATAATGGGCTTCGGCTTGTTTACCCTTTACTTTTTTAAGAACATATCGAGTAACGTAGCCAATTGAGTCCCAGTTAGCGTCTCCAACGGAGGAATAACCAAATGGCCAGAGGGCTTCAAGCTCTTCGGATCTATAAAGCATAGAACCAGCGGGAGTCCTTTTCCATAATTTCTTATCATTGAAATCGTATCCGAAGATAATGGCGTGGAAGTGAGGTCGGCTGAAATCATCGCCATATTCTCCAGCCATGTAGTAGCGAATTTTGTGAGGTTGTAACTTTTTTCTAAGTCTTTTGAGGAACAATTGAAAGTGTTCGTGGTGTAGCGATCCATCGCTTGGGAGATTGTCATCATTATATGTGAGGGTTATAAAAGAGTTTTTTTCATGCATTTGCGCTTCATGAGTGCAACGCATGGTCCATTGACGTGCGTGTTCCATACGGCAGCTATCGCATTGACCGCATGGTATTTGAATTTGACGATGACTATCGTCATCGTCTTGTTTGAATGACAAAACCCGAGTGGGTTTGTCATTGGCATGAAAAGTTTGATAACCGCTTAAATAAGCGGTTAAAGGAGAAGTGCAGGGCATGTGAGGTGCCTAGAGGTTTTTAGAGCCTCCAGCCTCCACGTTGTGGGGCTGATCTCATATTTGGCGACTTCGTGCGCATTGAGTGTTTGCGAAAAGTCCTAGCGGACTTTTTTTTGCTTATGCCTTTGCGATGCATGTACATATTATTTCTCCTTTTGTGGTTGTTTGGTGTCACCTAGCACAGTAATATCAAGTAAGATTACTGTGCGGCGGGCTCATCGCCCGCTTTTTCCGAGGTACTCTCCATTGGAGCACTCGCCTCGGTTTTATTTACAAGACCCAATTTCTGGGCTTCTTGTAAGTTTTCAGGATTATTTAAGAACTCAATAAGTTCTTGTGGGTCGTTATCGAAACGAGCCCGTAATGTAGCTGGCAAAGTCATAAATTGGTCCTCTGCAGCGATAACGGCGTTAAGGGCACCGTGATAGTCACTAATGCCCGTGAAATCGCCGTATTGAGGCGTTATAGCCTTTTTAGGTAATTGTCCCGTAATGTTAAACATACGGAGAATATTGTTAATGTCAGTTTCATCTTTGAAATGCTGCTGAGTCCGAGTAGCGTCCTCACAACGCAACCCAGACTCATTTGACGCAGCATTGGTGTCGTAATTATAAGGATTACGAATAAATGGGGCTTTCATGGTATTGCCTTTCATTGTCTGTAATTAAATGGTTTACCAATTGAGCCAGATAGGCTCGGTAAGAGTTTATGAAAAATATAGTATGTAGTTGGATATTTTTTAGCAATTTCAGACTCGGGTGCGGTCTGATCATTGTTTTGCTGAATACGTTTTAATTCAGCTTTTAAGTTGTCCAAGTTTTGAGTCAAAACTTCAACTTGTTTATAAGATTGTGCTGCCTGAGCAGCTGAAGCAATAGCTTGATTTGCATAAGCAATTGCTTGTGATTCTGAAGTAGCAGTTTGTTGTTTAACAAGAGGGGTCTCTTGTTTACGTTTTTGAATGTCCTCGTCTATTAACTCGGCTTGTTTTTGCGATACTAAAGTATCAGCGGCCGTCTTAGCAGACTGGGCATTAGTTAGCCCTACTTGGGCTTGTGATTGTGCAACTTGCTGACGTTGCAGGTCAATTGCACTAGTAGTAGATCGTCCACGATTATAAGATTCAACTGCGTTCCCTAATGCATTCTGCATTGGGGCTACTTGAGAAGCAGTTGGGGGTGTTCCACCACCTTGAGAATAAGCAAGCATAGGGTTAAGACCCGCAGCTTGCATGTCCTTGACAGTAGTTTGGTAGCGCTGAGCAAATTGTTGCGCAGACCATTGGTTATTGCTTTGAGCAATATCCCAGTTTTTTTGGTTCGTTTGGTTGGTTCCTATCAGTGAAGCAATAGGACCAACCACGTCACCGACAAGAGAACCAAAGTCCATATTAGAAGTGATCGATTAAGCCCGGTACAGAGTACATAGGCAATGGACGGGCTTTCTTTACATCAAAGAAAGAATCAAAAATAAATTGTTTGCCGTTAGCAGCAGAACCGACAGCAACCACTCGCTCAACTGGTGGAGTATCTGCAATAAATGTATCATTTAATGTGGGTAAAGTTGTGAACTTCTGGGCAAGATGCCATGCGTCAATAGTGCCAGTTGCAGTAGATCTAAAGAGGCCGGAAATTCTAGATGGATAATATCTATATTCCGCCCAGCGCTCTTGGTATCCAAAGACGTCGTCGTCTGTTGTGTTTCCAGTAACATAAATTTCCTTATTTAATACGGCTTGTTCTCCAAGCATAGCAAACGCTGGGAAATAAAAGTCATAACGTGTCTCTCGGCTCCACATACGAGCTAAACCTTGCTGATAAGTAAGGTCTGCACGGATTGATACTAAACCGATAATTACGCCGTGCTCAACAAATGACTGAGTAAAGCCATGATTGTGAGCGAGAGCAGTACCCATAGAAGCAAGTGTACCGAGAGGAGTATTGGTCCCAGTAGCGGCTGAAGCCGATGTTTGAGCGATTGGGTTGATGTTAATCGGTGTTGAACC